TGGCCCCGTTCCTTTGAAGAACACCGTTCGAGGTTGGTAACAAGTAGCCAACACTATCGAACGGAGGAGGGGTGGTATGCCACATCGTCGCATCCACCCATCCCCGAGCATCCTAGCCACATCGTGGTTAAGATAATCGGTGGCCGTTTCGTAATCTGTACTAGATACGAAAAGGTCTGCGTACACGTCGAGTCTTTCGACGTGGTCCGCAAACTCTCTCTCATCGCGCTCTGCGACAGAGAAGAGTTCTTCTTTCCTTTGAACTGACATCAGCTCAAGGAAGAAGTTCCACCCGTGGTGGGCTTTGCCCATCCCCGAGTGGGAGCTCGGTATACCCCTCTCAAGGGGTACAGCCGAGATCTTGCTAACAAGATCTAATACGATCTTGAGGCAAGCAGAGGCCTTGGTAACGGATCTTCCTTTACCCGGCTCTCTCACCACTGTGAGATAAGCTCTTCTGAGCTCCTCCGGTGGTGTGCGAATAACTTTATCTAGGCAAAGCCAGAATACGTATTCGCCGATGGTTCCCTCAGACATTGTCATGCGGGATACCACCTTTCCGGTATGAAGGTCCCTTACAGGAGCCTTCATCCCGAACGCTCCAGGATATACCAGTTCTGATATTTCCTCGAGCGTGCCCCCGTCTTGCCTGGTCTTTTCCCAGCAAGCGGTGGTCGCCACCGTGATTCTCGACTTTGTCGAGAGCCCGGTGAAAGCGCTGTCTGGGAGATCACTTAGAGTCTCGTCCAGAGCAGCCTGCACCAACCCTCTCTGCGTTGCAGAGATGGGAGTTGGTGGGTCCTGCACGACTTTCAAGAATTTTATCTTGGCCTGCAGGATCACCAGAGGAGGAGGTGTACCACAACCCCTCGTCTGGGACAGAAGGCCAACTAGATAATCATATCTGTGACCTTCTGTACGGCTTGTTTCTTCCCAGATCGGGATGAACTGCCGTAGCCACTCCGGCATACTATCGTATTGCCGAGAGAGGCCTTCAAGGTTACGCTTGTGTGCGTATTCCTTGAAGGTTTTACGTGCAGCTTTTAGCTGAGCGTAAAACGTGACGTGCTGTTCGATACCATCGCACAGCTCGCCATCGAGAAACTCATCACTTATCAAGTGAGAGAGGTTCCCAAGAACGAACGTGTCGTATCGCGACCACGTCCATTCTTCCTCGGGGTATGCCAGAAATCTCTGGAAAAACATCCCGTCGACCGTTTTTAGCACCTCGATGAGGCGTTGAGAACGGGATTTACTGGAACGGAGTTTCTCCGGTTCACAGTAAATCTGCCTGACCTGTCTGGAAGTCCAGATCGGATCAGGTTTCCCCAACAAGAGGGCTCT